TGCAACTACCCAACAACTAAAACTTTCATTTTTAACTACTCTATAACTATTTCTAATTGATAAACGAATATCTCTTAAAAAATCATCATACTTAAAATAATCACTTAATTGACCTGGTACAGTCTCATACCTTTCAATATTAAAATAAGGTGGACAAGTTAGTATCATATCACCTACACCATCATGTGTTTCTTTCATCCATATACCATTTGAATTATGTAATACTGGATTTATACCAATCTTTTCAAAATGGTTTATACTTCTCATATGAGTATCAGGACTTATTTCATAACCGATATAATTTCTATTTAGTTTTTCAGTTGCAACTGCTCTTGTCACTCTACCTGCAAATGGGTCAATAATTGTGTCACCTTCTTTACTCCAATAATCTATACAAAAATTGGCAAGTCTATAATTAAACTCACTTAAAGGAACACCTGATTTATTTATATCTTTTATTCCATCCTCTAAATAATATGGATATTGTCTATCAAATTGAATGTCCATTATGGACTGTGGTTTTATCTTTGTCATATAATATACATATTAGATTTATCTACGAAAATTTTCGTTTTTCACTTCGGTAAATAGTGTGAGTTATACATAGTAAAAAATCATAATATGGTCAAAATACCCTATTTTTCGTAACTGGTTGATTATCAACAAGTTATGTATTTTAACACAATTTTAACATATTTTTAGCTAATCAATTGATTATCAACGAGTTATGTAAAAACTGACAAATAAGGTAAATTTATATATGTAACTCGTTGATACTCAATAAAGAATTTTTGGGATTTTGACAAATCGTCTCATAAATGATTAGGTAGGTAAATAAATTTGTCGTATATTAGTGTATTCCCACTAATGAAGGTGAGGATATATAAAAATATTGTAATATAACAAAAAGTGAAAGAAACACTATAAAATGAGTTTTAGTATGAGTATATCAAAAGAATTATTTACCGAAGTTTTAAGTCAAAAACAATCCTTTATGAAAAATAAGGACTCTTTTATGAAAGATATTAGAGAGACCTATAAAGGTGATTTAATGACTAAACCAAAATCAATCTATTTTGAGGTTGGACATAATAACCAAACCTTTATCAATATTTGTGAAAATAGTGAAAAGATTAAAAATGAGTTAAACAAACTTTGGGTAGATATGTCTGACGGTCTTATTGAATTTAATATAGATTGTAGAGTTATGACATCAATTGTAAATGAGGTTGTGAGAATACACCCACAAATTTTATTACATTATGGTAATTGTGGATTTGTTACGATTTGCCCGTTAGGTGACAATAGTATAGAATTATCCACTATTAGAGTAGTTCCTCATTTAAGAGGCACTAAAATGGGTTCTATCATAATGACACAATTATTAGAAGTATTAGAAGAATACCAAAGTGAAGATTTCAAAACAATTATGTTAGAATGTGTTGGTTCATTAGGTAGTGGTGAGGACAGAGAAGTTTCATCTATATCACAACAAACAAAGTTTTTCCGTAGATTTGGTTTTAGAGTAGTTGAAAGTAAAAACAATAGAGGTGGTGGATTAGATTATGTAAAAATGAATTTCTATAATGATAAAGTAGATTACGATTATATAAACGGAGTATTAAAATAATATAAATTAAACAAACAATAAACAAATAAAGTGGAGTCACCACTTAAAAAACTGAAGCAAACACAATGAATAAATATTTCATTAAAAATCAGTATAAAAGTTCTTTCACAATTTATAGAAAGTATATGGTTGAGTTATTCAATCATCTTACCGAAGTGAAAAATAGAAAGATTACTGATACAACTAAACACACACCAACAATTACAATTGAAACAATTCCTACGAGAACTGACTTAATTGAGTTCGTTAAAAACTTTAATCAAAACAATAAATAATATGAATAAGTTATATCAAGTAAAAGAAATCGTATCACCCGATATTAGATTGTCTTTACAACAAAGAGAGATAGGTGTATGTAATTTATCTGCAATCTTAAATGAGAGTGAAGAATTAGACATTATGTATGGTAGTGTATTAGTTAGAGATAGAGGTAAACATTCAAACCTTAAAGGATTTGATACAATGTTTCCGTGGCACTTTTGGAATGTAGATAAGGATAACAATGTGTGGGATGATATGGATAATTTAGTGAATGGTATTGAAGGAAATAAGTTTGATTGTAAACCACCTCACCAATGGAGAATTAAATTAGTAGATGGTTCTAATTGGAATTGTATGGAGAATGGTAAAGTGTCTGATGTAAAAGTAGACAAACTCCGTAGAGATGTAGATAAGTGGTATAAAGATTACGATGCAATTTATGTTTATAATTTTGCATTCGTACCTGATTTGGAAACTGCTTATAGAAATGAATTAGGAATGCCTTTCGTTAAATACAAATCACAAATGACTTGGGATGATGCAGAAGTTGCATTAACCGAAGCCGAAGAAATGGTAGAATATTTAGGATTAAAAAAATAATTAAAAAACAAAAAACAAAGTCCCTAACGGGCAACAACATGACAAAGAAAAGAAAATTAGTCTTTGATAAGACTACATATGTATTTGAAATACATTCTATTGGTGGTGAACTACCACGTAATTTTACACAAACATTCCGTATCTACATTGATAAAGAATATAGTGGGTATTATTTAGTTGCTGAGTGTATTGGATTTAGTAGTGATACTAAATATACATTATATACAGCAGGTAAGGTAGTAAGTGAAATAGGTATAAGTAATATGCACTTACCTTTTGAAATGGTAGCAAAATCAGTAATAGAATTAGAAAAAAAGAATTAAACAAATAAGTTATGAGCAGAACATTAAAACAAACAGAAGATTTAATAAAATCAATAGAGCTTTGCATTATTCACTATAATCAGTATTACAACCGAAAAAGAAGTAATTATGAGTTATTCATTATGAAAGAAGCTATTGTTCGTATATGTCAAACATTCTATAACGATACAATACCTAACATTTATGTTATGTGGTTATCAGCTGATGCTGCATTTTCTTTCTTAAAAAGAAAGAATAGATTTAAGGACTCTATCATAGATAATTTAGAAGAAGAGTTAACAAAAGATATTGACATTTTTAATCAATTGGTATAAGTTATGACACAACAAGAACTAGAACAAAGAATAATTGATTTAGAGAGGAGATTTTTCCCTATTGAAAAGATTATGTATGAGACATCCAAAAATAAAATTGAGGAGCTTAAACAACAGGAGATTGACAATAATGGGACATCCTATACTATCTCCGCTGTAATAGAAACGGATAAAGGAACAAACACAATAGATTTCAAAGTGAAAGCGTGGACAGAAAAACAGGCTTTATACTACGCAAATCAAAATGTAATCTTTCCTAATATGAGTAAGTTACAAACGGAAGGTAAAATCAAATGGTTCAAAACAATTAGTAAACAAATAGTATGATAATATTCAAATTACTTACATTCGTTTTACCGATGACGATAATAATATTCGGTATAAATAAAATTTATAAAAAAATCAAAAATAAATAACATGGCATTCAAAAAAAGAAAAGACCCCAATGGTGGTGGTTTAACAACAAGAGCAAAGTTTGAAAGACAATTAGCATTAGATAATAGAGACACTAGAAAAGAGGGTGATATTATTCAATCAATAGGTGGACCCGTTTCATCAGTTGAAGATGTAATAAAGTGTTTTGAACATTACAAAACTACACAACAAATAGATTTTGAAGATGGTGTAAAGGAACAAATGATTGCAGACTATCTATTGGATAGTAGTGACAAACAACATTTAGTATTCAATTGTAAGAGAGTGATAGATGGATATGAATGGTGGTGTCAGTTTGCATCTGATAAACAGGTACATGAGATGACAAAAGTAAACGATGTATTTCAACAAATTAATAATTAAAAACAAAGTCCCTAACGGGCAAACAACATGACAGTAAAACAAATAAGAAATCATATTGAAAATGATATGAATTATTGGGCAAGTAAGAAAAGTGCATTATGGAAGATTAAAGACCAAAAGTTCAATGGGACTAAAAAGTCTTGGAATGAATTGAATTCAATTTATTCACAGAAAGTCCAAACACTACAAGACATTCTAATATTCATTGACACAAACAAAAAAACAATAAGTTATGAATAAGTTAGGTATGTATGGTGATGCATTAGATGAATGTATAGATGAACTAATATCGTATCGTAAATTACGAAGTCAAGTTCATACCGATATTGAAAAGGTATGGATGTATGATACCTCACAACCACTAAATAAAGTTAGTGAGATTGAAAGATTAAAACTTATAGAAAGAGTATTCTATAAGATTGCAAACGAATGGATAGATTAATATGAGTAAACTAAAACAAGTCCGTGATTTTATTAGAGATAAAAGGAACGAGATAAAAGATGAACGAAGAGTTATGTATGCCAAATTACAGGCTGGTGAATATGAGAAACCAAGTTTCTATTGGAATAGATTTTATGAGACAAGAGGTGAGATGGGTATGTTGAAACAAATAGACTCATTCGTAACCTTTCAAATGAATGTAGAAAAGTATTCACCATATGTTGAAGATGGTTTAGATTTCATTCCAAATGATGATGAACATCTACCACCAAATGATATAGAGAATTGGAACATACAATAATAATTAACAACAAATCGGGGACAGGAATGCTGAACACAATATAAGATGAACAAAGACGAACAAGCACAATTTGATGCACTACAATTAAGATGTAGTAAAACAAAATACCGAATAGACTTTATACCAGCAAAAGAAGATGGTGATAGGTATTGGGAATTTTATTCCGTAGATGAAAAAGGTTATGAGTATGGTAGAGAGAATTTCTTTTCTATTAGACAATTAACTGAAACAGTAAATGAATATTTAGATATACAATAATAATTAGTTAGGTTATATGCCATCTCCTAACTACCCCCTACTCAAAAAGTAGGGGTTTTTTCATGCCCAATAATAAAGTTATCCACATTTTATTGTTTTCAGATTTTCCACGATATATATTCTTGTACGAAAGTATGGGGGCTCTGTAAAGGTAGGCGACACTCAATTCAGGAAGTTGTTTATTATTATTTTCTCTCTCTTATCACTTCATTTTCTATGAGGGGGGTAAGGGGGGTGTAAGATAAACAACATCTAATTCAGAAACGAGAGCAGCAGCACTGAAGCAGTAAAGCAGTTAAATAAAATACTTTAAGAATAATTTGGAAATATCAAAAAAAAGTTGTAACTTCCTGAAAGTAAAGCACTAAGCAACTAAACATTAAAAGATAAAATCTAAAAAGAAATTAAATACAAAATTAAAAAAGAATGTTTATATAATGTATCACTTAATAAATACTCTATCAGCATTTAGCTATTTTATATAGAGTGTGATACAATCTAATATACTGGGGTTAGCTGTTTATAAATTTTGAAAGTGCCATTTTAATATTAATTCTTACAGCTAACCCCTTTTTTCTGCTTTTTATTTTTCTCGATACTTATTAACAGAAAGATTTGGTAATTTGAAATCTTTTTCGTATATTAGAGTATTAACAAAAATTAAATTAAATGGCAAAAAGTCAAAAAGAACAATGGGTAATTCCAACCTACAATGGAATACAATACACAAAGTATTTAATATCTACATCAGGTAGATTAGTATCAAAAACAAATACAGGTCCTAATAGAAAGAATAGAACTGCTGTGTTTGATAACTACAAAGAAATCAATCCTCTTAAATGTAAAATAGGATACACTACATTCAACATCTATGATGACAATAGTGAAAGAAACATTATGTATGGTCACAGATTAATGTGGGAAAGTTTCGTATGTCCTATCACACCAGGTATGGTAATTGACCATATCAATGCAGATAAGAAAGATAATAGATTATCTAACTTACAAATGATGACATATTCAGAAAACTTATTAAAGTATCATAACGAAGATAAAAAGAAAAAATAGTATGTGTATTATTAAATTAGGAAACATAGTATCAGGTATCATTGAGATACTAACACTAGGTTGGGGACATGATTTAGCACAATGGATTGCAAACAAATTAGGATATCAGGATTGTAAATGTGAATATCGTAGAGTTTGGTTAAATCAATTATTAGGATGTAAAGAAAAATCAATAGAGTTATGATAAAAGTATTAAAAGAAATAAAACCAAATTGGTTTCTAATTGAGTTAGAAGATACAAGATACTATCAAATTTGGCAGAAGTGGGAATTATTTGATTTATTGCTTTCACATAGAAGTAATTCAGTTCAAACACTATGGGATGAAGATTTCCCTATGGAGTTTTCAAATATGAAAGAGATAGTAGAACATTTAGACAATAAGTTAATTAAAAAGACTGAAACTAAAATAGCCAAAAATATAGAATTAGCAGAATTGAATATAGAATTAAATTTATTACAAACAAAAATTAAAAAAATACAAGATGGAAGAGACAACGATTAAATTAGCAATTGACGAAAGTAAAATAGATAAAGAAGCCTTATACTTTATTGATTGGCAGAAAGTAAGTAATGTAAATGATTTATTATTAATCATTGCATCATTAGGTATGTCATTTAGCCCGACACATCCAGCATGGGAACAAATTAAGTATCTTGCAGATTTGGATAGACCAATCAAACAAGGACAGGTTGCACCACAAATGAAAGACCTTAAATTACCGAAACTTAAAGTAAAGTAAATGTTATCCGAACAAGAGTTCAATCAACTTAAAGAAGTAATGATTACCATTACTACACATATACCAGAACATCAAACAGGATATATTTGGGACATGTATAATAAGATAGATGGTAATCATGGTGCAAGACCATGCACTTGTTCATCAGCAGGAAAGTATTGGAAAGCTGCAGTTGACACACTTAACAATTATATTAAAGTAAATGATAACAGGTAGTTTATCTTTGGAGTGTGAAGAAAGATTAACCAATTTATACATTAATAGTAACGATTGGTTAATCAAACACGCTAAAAAGCTTACAAAGAATAAAGAAGAAGCAGAAGATTTAGTGCAAGAACTTTATGAATACCTACATAAGAAATGTAATCCAAAGATATTTTATGGTGTATCTTATCATATGTTTTATTGTTATAGATTTTTGGAAAGCAGATGGATTAACAAAACCAAAAAGCTAAACCGAATAGTGTATAAAGAAGAAGTCGTAAGTGAAGATGTTTTTGAAGAATATGATACAGATAAAGACCAAGAGTTAGAGAAGGCACATAGAGAAGTGATAGATGAACTACAAAAGTTATCAGCAACAAGAATGTGGGCACCTGCAAAGATATTTGAACTATATTGGATGTCGGACAAAACTCTTGATGAAGTAGCAAATGATATAAAGATAAGTAAGTCAACAGTATTCCTTTCAGTTAAGAAGATAAGAAAGTATTTAGAAATGACATTAGACAATCCATTCAAAGAAGATAATAAATAAGTTATATGTCATTATGGGCTAGAAAGTTTGACCACAAGAATGGTGAAGATAGGATATGTAAAGAATGTGGTTCTGCATATCATACAATGAAACCAATTAACAAATGTAGGTTATGTGTTAATAAAGCACAAAAAGTAATTGAAGAAGTTAAAAGAGCAAAGCGTCCTCTAAAAAAACCATATCCTTTTAATAATAGAACAAATGAAGCAGGTGCAAGATTTTGTAGTATAAGAACTGCTTTAAGTAATGCATGGAAAGAATACAATAAGACTGGTGATAAGTCTTATGTTCTTGCACACTATGAGAAACAATTGAAAGAAGCTAAAGAGTTGGGTATAATGGAATGGATATTTGATAGAAAGGTGCCAAGAGAAAGAAAAAATAATAATCTAAAGACAAAGAATATGATTAGAAAAGAATATCCTGATACTCGCGGACACTATGAATACTAGAATAGATTATAAGTATGTTCATCTTAACTTTGACTGGAATTGGATAAAGGATAAGCAAATTATATTAAGAGGTAATCAATGGGCAGGTATGATAGTTGTATTAGATGCAGATGGAAGGACAGTTGGAATGTATGGATATGAAGCAATAGAGAATGAATGAAACAATAGAAATAATAAAAGCTAAGTTAACACCATCCCTTTTACCAATGTGGATGCATGATAGGAATGTAGCAAATCCTATGTATGGACATTGTTATCATTCATCGGCAACACTTAAACACTTTTATCCTAACTTACAATTAAATAAAGGATTAGATTGGGAAGGTGAATGGCATTGGTGGTGTGTTGATGAAATGGGAACAATCATTGATATAACTGCGGAACAATATACATCAATAGGAAAAGAGTTACCATATGAAGTAGGTGTTAAAGCAAATGAACTATGGTTAGGAAGTTATAAGGATAGAGTAAAGAGATTAATTAAAGCAGTAGAGAACCATAATAATAATAAATGGTTTAATTATGAAGAAGCAAGATAAAGAAATAATCGTATTAATGATGGTATACCTGACCACCCTGACACTATTAGTTGCTTGGGAGGTGTTTACTAACAAATAATATAAGATGTGTTTATATAATAGTAAAATACAATTAAAATACTATGGCGTTCGTTAAAGGAGATAAAAGAATAAATGCTAATGGGAGACCAAAAGGAGCATTGAATAGAACCACAGAACAAATGAGGTTAACAATCAATCGTGCAGTTAATAATACTTTATCCACAATACAGCAAGACTTAGAAGAACTAAAAAAGAAAAACCCAGAGAAAGCTATAGAGTTATCAATGAGGTTATTAGAATATGCAATGCCAAAGATGAGAAGCATAGATGTGAAAGGAACAATGGAAGTCAATGCAAAGATACAATCAATCAACCTAAACATAGTAGATGGAACTAAACATAACCACATCAAAGACATATAGGGATATTGATGAGAGTAAAAAGATATGTATACTGCAAGGTGGAACTAGAAGCAGTAAATCATATTCTGCTTTACAATGGATATTAGTTCATTGTTTAATGGAGCCTAACATAGTAGTTTCAGTAGTAAGAAAGTCTTTTCCATCTATGAGAGTTAGTATTATGAGAGACTGGCAAACAATACTTAAAGATTTAGAGATATGGGATGATAACAACTGGTCTGCTACTGAACACATATACAATTTTGACAATGGTTCAATGGTAGAGTTTATGTCAATTGATAGTTCGGAAAAGAGAAAGGGTAGTGCAAGAGACTATTTGTTTATAGATGAGTGTAATGAATTAAGTAGAGAGGATTACTTTCAGTTATTTATTAGAACTAGAATTAAAACTATTATAGCGTATAACCCATCATTCGGAACTAACCACTATATCTTTAATGAAATACAAACACACCCTGAGAGCAGTTTATATATTAGCACATTTTTAGACAATCCATTTTTAGAGAAGTCTATTGTAGATGAGATTGAAAGGTTAAAGTGGGTTAACCCTGAATACTATAAGATATATGGATTGGGTTTACCAGGCAATAATGTAGGAACAATCTTTAGTGCAGAGTTAGTAGAGGAGATACCTGATGAAGCAGAGTTTGTTGCATTCGGTATGGACTTTGGATTTAGTATTGACCCAACAACATTAGTAGCAGTATATAAGTGGAGAGAGAACTTATACTTTGAAGAACTCCTATATAAGAAAGGTTTAGTCACATCGGAAATCGTAGCTGAATTAAAATCACTTGATGTAGAGAGAAATCCAATATGGGGAGATAGTGCGGAAGGTAGATTGATAGAAGAGATATA